ACTGTTCGATGCTGTACTCAGAACGGCATCAGGGGTGGATCAGCAACTGTCCACTTTCCTATCTGGCATCAAGAAATCAGAGACATCATCGTCCTCAAAAACAACAAAGGAACAGACGACAACAGAGTCAGAAAGTTAGATTACTCTATACAGATTTCCAAATTATTTTATGAACGTTTTATCGAAGATAAGGAAATCACGCTTTTTTCCCCTCATGATGTTCCTGGTCTGTATGAGAATTTTGGGACCGATAAGTTTGATGACTTATATGTTCGTTACGAGTCAGATGAATCCATCCCCTCCACAAGAGTCAGTGCTCAAGAATTAATTCTTGATCTTCTTAAGGAGAGAGCAGAGACTGGACGGATCTATATTATGAATATAGATCATTGTAATAGTCATTCATCCTTTAAAGATAATATTTACATGAGTAATCTTTGTCAGGAGATTACTCTTCCAACGTATCCTATTAGTCATATAGATGATCATCTAGGTGAGATTTCTCTTTGTATATTATCTGCAGTTAATGTTGGAACAATAAGAAGTGATAAGGAACTGGAAGATCTTTGTGATCTTTCTGTTCGTGCATTGGAAGAGTTGATTGATTATCAGCAGTATCCTGTATTAGCAGCAGAGCAAGCAACGAAGGCACGTAGATCTCTTGGAGTAGGGTTTATTGGACTTGCACATTATCTTGCTAAACTTGGGTTTAATTATAACTCTCAAGAGGCATGGAATGCTGTTCATAGTTTAGCAGAATCTTTCCAGTATTTTCTATTGAAGTCATCTAATCAGATTGCTAAGGAGAAGGGGCATTGTGAGAATTTTGGAAGGACTAAGTATGCAGATGGAATACTACCAATTGATACATATAAACGTGATGTAGATGACATTTGTCCACCGGAGTATCAACATGATTGGGAGAGTCTACGGAATGATATCACCACCTATGGTCTTAGGCACTCAACACTGTCCGCACAAATGCCTTCGGAGAGCAGTTCCGTTGTGTCAAATGCAACAAACGGAATTGAACCACCTAGAGATTACTTGTCCGTTAAAAAATCAAAGAAGGGACCTCTTAAGCAGATTGTTCCCTCCTATGCTAGTTTAAAGAATGAATATACTTTGTTATGGGATATGCCTAGTAATGATGGTTATATTAAAATAGTTGCCGTTATGCAGAAGTTCTTTGATCAGGGAATTTCTGGGAACTGGTCTTATAATCCAGAGCATTATGAGAATTCTGAAGTTCCTGTTAGTGTAATGGCTAATGATTTATTAACTACATATAAGTATGGTTGGAAGACCTCTTATTATCAAAACACAAATGATCTTAAGAGTGATGAAGAACCTGCACATCCTATTGGATGGCACGATAATATAGAAGAAGTTGGTATTCAAGGTGGTACAAAATTAACCACTTTATTGGATGAATTAAGTAATTCTGAGGAGGGTGAGTGTGAGTCCTGTTCAATCTGATATACATGGTATGACTGTCTTCAATACTGAAGAAGTTGATACTAAGAAACAACCAATGTTTTTTGGAAAACCTCTTGGTGTTCAACGTTATGATTCGTATAAGTATCCTGTATTTGATAGACTTACTACTCAACAGTTAGGATATTTTTGGAGACCAGAGGAAGTATCACTCCAGAAGGATAGAGGAGATTATCAAACATTACGTCCAGAACAAAAGCATGTTTTTACTTCTAATTTGAAGTATCAGACTATGTTGGATTCTGTGCAAGGACGTGCTCCTGGTATGGCTTTTATCCCTTATTGTTCATTACCAGAGTTAGAAGCATGTATGGAAGTATGGGGATTTATGGAGATGATCCATAGTCGTTCCTATACTTATATTGTTAAGAATGTGTATTCAGATCCGTCTGATGTATTTGATACTATTCTTAGAGATGAGAAGATACTAGAACGTGCTGCTAGTGTTACTGAATCGTATGATACTTTTATTAACTCTGCTCAAGAGTGGGGTGCTAGTAATAATTGGAGAGATGATTGGAGAGATCATATTAATGCACAATGGACACGTAAAGATTTAAAAAGACAACTTTATAGGGCAATTGCTAATGTTAACATATTGGAAGGAATTCGTTTTTATGTTTCTTTTGCTTGTAGTTTTGCCTTTGGTGAACTTAAACTCATGGAAGGGTCAGCAAAAATTATCTCCCTCATTGCAAGAGACGAAAACCAACATCTCGTACTTACTCAAACAATCTTAAACAATTGGAGAAAGGGTGATGATCCAGAGATGGTAGAGATAATGAAAGAAGAAGAGGAGTGGACATATAAGATGTTTGATCGGTGTGTAAATGAAGAGAAAGCATGGGCAGACTATTTGTTTAGAGATGGAAGTATGATAGGATTGAATGATAAGTTACTACAGAGATATGTTGAGTGGATTGCTAATAAGAGACTTAAGGCAATAGGTCTCAAACCAGTATATGATATTCCTATGCGAAACAATCCACTTCCTTGGACACAGCATTGGATTTCATCTAAGGGTTTACAAGTAGCACCACAAGAAACAGAAGTAGAATCTTATGTTGTTGGTGGTATCAAACAGGATGTTAAGAATGACACATTCTCAGGATTTAAACTCTAAAATTCTAGCAAAAAAATATGATGATTTTATTTTTGGAGATTATGAAATAATGCCCAATAATCTTTATAATGGCATTAATGAACGTTTATTTTATACACTAGGAAAACGTCCTGAGATTGCTACCACTCATGATTTCTATATGGCATTGAGTTATGCTGTAAGAGATCAGATGATGACTTATTGGTTAGATGCTCCACGTCGTCCACAGAAAGAAGTTGCATATCTATCAGCAGAATTTTTAATTGGTCCTCAACTGAATAATAATCTTATTAGTTTGGGTATAAGAGATGAAGCAAAGGAAGCATTATCAAATTATAATAGGTCTTTAGATGAGATTCTTGATGTAGCAGAGGAACCTGGACTGGGTAATGGTGGTCTTGGTCGTCTGGCTGCTTGTTATATGGACTCTCTAGCGACTTTAAAAGTACCTGCTACTGGTTATGGTATAAGATATAAGTATGGTATCTTCAAGCAGATTATTAAAGATAATATGCAATTGGAAGTTACTGATAATTGGTTGCATGGAGAATGGCCTTGGGAACTTTGTCAACCTGATGAATCAGTTCTTGTAGGTTTTGGTGGTAAGGTAGAGAATTATGTATCTGATAGAGGTCATTATAGGGTAAGGTGGGTTCCTGAAGAACAAGTAGTTGCAGTACCTTATGATGTATTGCAGTTGGGATATAAGGTTAATAGTTGTAATAGATTAAGACTATGGAGAGCAGATGCTACTGAGACATTTGATTTCTATGCATTTAATATTGGAGACTATCTTGGTTCTGTAGAACAGAGTGTCTCATCCGAGACTATATCTAAGGTATTGTATCCTAATGATGGTACAGACCAAGGTAAGATATTAAGATTAAAGCAACAGCATTTCTTTGTGAGTGCTTCCTTGCAGGATATGCTTAATAGTTTGGATAGAAGAGAAATTCCAATAGAAGAATTTCCAAACTATTGGCAAGTTCAATTGAATGATACTCACCCATCTATTGCTGTAGCAGAGATGATGAGATTACTTGTTGATGAAAGGCATATAGAGTGGGATCAAGCATGGGATATAACTCATCAGTCTGTTGCATATACAAACCATACTCTTCTACCAGAAGCACTTGAGAAGTGGGATCTTAAACTTTTCAAGACTCTTCTACCAAGACATATGGAGATTATCTATGAGATTAATCGTAGGTTTTTACAGGTAGTAAGACTTCAATATCCTGGTGATGATCAGATGTTGGAGAAGATGTCTATTATTGATGAGCGTGGTAACAAGGCAGTTCGTATGGCACATCTTGCTACTGTTGGATCTCATCATGTAAATGGTGTTGCCGCATTGCATTCTGAGTTAGTTAGAAGTCAATTGATGCCTGAGTTTTATGATTTATGGCCTCATAAGTTTACTAACGTAACTAATGGTGTTACTCCCAGAAGATGGATTGCATCTTCTAATCCGGCACTAGCAGAAGTTCTTGATTCTTATTGCCCAGATTGGATTACCAATATGGAATCTTTGAGGGATTTAGAAAATAATTTAGATGATCCATCACTCTTGGAAAAATTTGGAGAGTCAAAGGTTGTAGGTAAACATAATCTTGCTACTTATATTTTTAATCATTTGGGAATATCTGTAGATCCATCTAGTATGTTTGATGTACAGGTAAAGAGAATACATGAGTACAAGAGACAGCATTTACTTGCTTTGTGGATTATTCATCAGTATCTTCGCATTAAGAGTGGACAAGATGTTGTTCCTAGAACAGTAATTTTTGGTGGTAAAGCAGCACCTGGATATTACATGGCGAAATTGATTGTTCAATTTATTTGTCATATTGCTGATGTTGTAAATACGGATCCAGATATGGATGGTAAGTTGAAGGTTATCTTCTTACCAAACTATAGTGTTAAGTTAGGAGAGAAGGTATACCCTGCTGCTGATCTATCAGAACAGATCTCTACTGCTGGTAAGGAAGCATCCGGCACAGGGAACATGAAGTTTATGATGAATGGTGCTTTAACTATTGGTACACTTGATGGTGCTAATGTAGAGATACGTGAACTTGTTGGTGAAGAGAACTTCTTCCTATTTGGTCACGATGAGAGTGGGATCCAACAGTTATGGAGTGAAGGGTATCATCCTCAGAATCATATGAGTTCTGAACTATGGGAAGTAATTAATCTTGTTAAAGGAGGTCACTTTAGTCATGGTGATAAAGATATGTTTGAACCTATGGTTAATAATTTAATAAATCATGATCCTTTCTGTGTCTTTGCAGATTTCTCTGATTATCTAGATGCACAAGATAGAGTGGATAGTGCATGGAAAGATCGTGATAGATGGAATAGAATGTCACTTCTAAATATTGCAAGGTCTGGATTCTTTTCATCTGACCGTTCTATTAGAGATTATTGTAATTCTATTTGGGGGATCTAAATAAGATGACTATTAAACTTATGGGATGGCGACCACCACAAAGACCACAATGGGTCAAGGAGATTATGAGAATCCCTGGACCTATGAGGGTACAACTTTTACTTCTGCTGATATTGACAATTTCTTCGGTTTCGTCTACTGTATTACAAATAACACGAACGGAAGGCAGTACATCGGGCGTAAGTATTTCTGGAAGTTTAGAACTCCGCGAGGTAAAAAGCGCAAAGTAAAATCTGAATCTGATTGGAAAAATTATTATGGATCGTCTGAAGAACTTAAGGAAGAAATTCAACAATTGGGTAGACATAACTTTAGCAGAGTTATGCTCAGCTTACATAAAACAGCTGGCAAAACAAACTTCGAAGAGACGAGACAACTCTTTCTTAAAGGAGTACTCACTGAATCACTTAGCGACGGAACACCGAAGTACTACAATAGTAACATCCTCTCAAGATACTTCAGAAAAGACTATTATGAGGTTGGACAAGACGGATGAGATTGTTGATAGTGTAAGGGATTGGGTAGTTGATAAGATAGAAGCAGCAGAACCTGTTGGTGATAAGATTGCACTCTATTCTGAATTTGAAGAGTGGATTGAGTTAGATGATGAAGATTCTATAGACATCATATCTTCAGGGACTAAGATCAAACCACCTGAGGAATGATATATAATGATTAGGAGACCTTGGGGAACATATGAAGTTCTGTTAGATGAACCTGAATGTAAGGTAAAAAGAATATTTGTATATCCAAAACAAAGATTTTCCCTTCAGTATCACAACTACAGAGAGGAACATTGGACTATTGTAGATGGTATTGGTACAATTACACAAGGTGATATTTCATCTACGATAAGACCAGGAGAGTATGCATATATTCCAAAGAAAGCAATTCATCGTCTTGATGGTGGTGAGAATGGTGTACTTTTCATTGAAGTACAACGTGGTAAATGTGATGAAGATGATATCGTAAGATTATCAGATGATTATGGGAGAGTAAATTAGGTACAGAAAAATGTTAGTAGTACAATGTAAAGACTGCCGGAAAGAACTGAGCAGTACAAATAGAAGTCAATCGTGTGGATGTCCTAACATGATGACGGTGAAGGGTGACAGTGTAACAGCAGTTGACCTAACTAGAGTTATCATGTTACAATCAAACAAGCAAAACAAAACACCAAATGCACTGTCTCCTCAAGATCTGGCATTTCAGGAAGAGAGAAGGCGAAGGAAGGTGCGTAAATTAGACTTTGAAGTTCGATGACTGAAGAGGCGATTCGCAAGGTATCGTATACTAAAGCAGAAGTAGATGCTTTAATTGCTGCTGCTGTTGCTGAAGCACATGAAGCAGATCGTATCATCATGGCTAAGCATAATCGTGATGCTACTATTATTAGTATGATTCTTGGGTTTATTTGTCTTGCATTATTTGTGGATGGACTACTTAGGATTTTGGGTATCATTCCACCTTTTATGGATCTTGATGTTAATGTTATTGATGATGTTATAGAGAAGGTTGAGAGTGATATGATTCCATTGATTCAGGATACCGCACAAAAGGCTACTAAATATATACCAAGAAGATGATGGGGACTATAGATACTTCATGGAGTTCAATAAGAGTTGCTCTTATTATGATTATGGCAGTTGTATGGTTTTATCTTTTGAACGTAGAACTTAGAAGCAACAATGATGAATGATTTTTCAGTAATAATATTTTTAGTCATTTCATTGTCTCTTCTTGGTGGTGCTTTGTGGTTAATGTGGAGTGCTGGTACTTCTGAACCTATGAAAAATTATAGGACTGGTACTTGGACAACACAGGTTACCAAAAGAGTTCATCCTGAGATGGAAGGTGTAGAACCTGGTACAGAACTAATGGGTGTAAACTTTGATGAGAAACCTACTAGTTGTGATTTAGAAGAATATAAAGATCTTCAAGCACGTATAGAAGTATTAAGAGCTGAATTGGAAGGAGAAGATGATGACGACGACGATGATGATGGAGATGTTCCCGCACTACTAAAACGATGACTTTTCTAATAGCATTAATGTCCTTTGCAAATTTTGTGTTCTATCCTTTAGTGATAGGTACAATTGTTGCAGTTATTATTGAACAAATCTTTAGGGCAAGAGGTAGCGAAGATAACCCAGAAGATGTAAGAAGGGTTGTTATTTCTATGGGTATACGAAAGTATCTTTATAGGCAAGCATGGCTTTTTAATATAATTTGGTTCATAGGATATTTTATTCTTATGTTCACTATAGGTAGACAGCAACCAGCAGCAATGCCTGATATGATCTGGCAGGGTTAGTTGTATACATAATAAGGTTTAATTAATCTTATGAAGAAAGACATTAACATTAGGGAAGCGAAACCTTACTTCCCAGACACTCTTCCATGTGAATATGATCCACCTGATACAAAACAATTGGATGAAGAGGACTATTATGAATCTTATAATAGAGGAAGGGGATCTGATGCTTGACTCCTCTTCCGGTTTCTCTTATAATTAGTGTATAGTCAAGTCAGAAAAATGACACTCACAACTAAATTCAAGAAGGACATTCAGACCCTTAGAGCAGCAGCAAACGGAGAAATATATTTAGATGTAAAGAATCAAAAATTATATAAGAAGGTTAAGAGATTTTATAATAACGAGGGGGTAGAATTTACTGGTGATGCGGGAGAAGATTATGAGATCTTACTCGATTGCATTGCTCAAGATCTTGAGTCTGCGAAGGTACGATGAATATTATCATGGAACGGTATCCTTACCGTTATGTTGAATGCGGAACTCTTGATAATGGGTTTCCTGATTTTAGGATTCAAAAAGCAGATGAGTGGACCAAGAGATATAAAGACATGTATCTCTGTGATAATGGAATGCAATTAACAACTGCAATAGAGGATTTTGAGTACACGAAGTGGCTTGATCCTGCAGGGGTCCCAGCTTATCGAAAGCATAACTAAATAAAAAAGGAGTTAAACTAAAACAATGGCATTTAAAGGAACAGCAGGAAAGTCTGCTAGTGGAGCATCCATGTCCAAGTATGATGTGGAGGTAGAAGAAAGACTACAGAAATTAGAAGCAGCAGTAGCAGCACTTGAGAAGCATTCACATGATGCACCAGCAGTAAGTGGTGTATCTGTATCAGGAGTGAAGGAAGCTACTGAAGGTCTTGGACCAGAAGGAAAAATCGACGCATTAATTGGATTACTTTCCTAGTAATAATTAATTGAGGAGGTTGCAATAACCTCCTTTTTTTGTTATACTAAATAAAGTGATCGATTATTCTAAAAGAGTATGAGGGACTACAAAGGAACTGCACTAGTATTAGGTGCGGGTGGATTTATTGGAAGTCATATGGTTAAGAGACTTCGTAAAGAAGGTTATTGGGTAAGAGGGGTAGATTTAAAATCACCTGAGTTTTCAAAGACAGAAGCAAATGAGTTTGTACACGGCGACCTACGTGATGTAGATTTTGTTCGTCGTGTTTTAGGTTTTAAAGGAGTACAAGGTAATTTCTATCATTCAGTTCCCGAAAGATATATAGAACCCTTTGATGAGATTTATCAGTTCGCTGCTGATATGGGTGGTGCAGGATTTGTATTCACTGGTGAGAATGATTCTGATATCATGCACAACTCTGTAAGTATTAATTTGAATGTACTTGAAGAGCAGCGTAAGATAAATGAATCAAAGGAAGTAAATAAGACGAAGATATTTTATTCTGGATCAGCATGTATGTATCCAGAGCACAATCAACTTGACCCTGATAATCCTGATTGCCGTGAATCATCAGCATACCCCGCAAACCCAGACTCCGAATACGGATGGGAGAAACTCTTTTCAGAACGTCTCTATCTTGCTTACAACCGTAATCATGGTATCCCTGTGCGTATTGCCAGGTATCATAATATCTTCGGACCCGAAGGAACATGGCAAGGAGGTAGAGAAAAAGCACCAGCAGCAATATGTAGGAAAGTCGCTTATGCATCAGATGGAGACACCATTGAAGTCTGGGGTGACGGAAAGCAAACCCGTTCCTTCCTCTTTATTGATGAATGCATCGAAGCTACTTATCGAATGATGAATTCAAATTTCTTAGGACCAGTTAATATTGGTTCGGAAGAAATGGTTACTATCAATGAGTTAGTAGATACTGCTGCTAAGGTTGCTAAGAAAACTATTCATAAGAATCATATAGATGGTCCTCTTGGTGTTCGTGGTCGTAATTCTAATAATGATTTAGTTAGAGAGAAGTTGGGATGGGATTATTCTCAGACACTGGAGGAAGGAATTAGGAAGACTTATGAATGGATTACTTGGCAGATAATGAAAGATATGTATAAGGCAGAACCTAACGTAAAAGACTATGAACTAACTGCAGCAGGATAATTATGAGAGTTTTAGTATTGGGTTCCAGTGGCCAAATTGGAGCATATTTGACTGAATATCTACGTGAGAAAGGTCATGATGTAAGAGAGTTTGATAAGAATAATGGTGAGGATCAAGACCTTACTACTATTCCTAATCCTAAATTACGCAGTAATATAATGACTGCTGATTTTGTATATGTTCTTGCATTCGATGTAGGTGGTTCTCACTACCTTAAGAAGTATCAACATACCTTTGGTTTTATTGATAACAATGCTCGTATGTTGGCAAATGTATTTGGTCTTTTAGGTGAATACAAGAAACCATTTGTCTTTGCATCATCTCAGATGAGTAATATGAGTTACTCACCTTACGGAGTAATGAAGAGGGTAGGTGAACTATATACTAAGTCTTTAAACGGATTGATAGTAAAGTTTTGGAATGTTTTTGGAATTGAAAATGACATGGAGAAAGCACATGTCATTACAGATTTCATAAAGAAAGGTTTTGAGACTGGTACTATTGATATGATGACCGATGGTACGGAAGAGAGGGAGTTTCTATACGCTGAAGATTGCTGTGAAGCGTTGGAAACGGTCATGGAAAACTATTCTGATTTCACTAGTGACGACGACCTTCATATTACTACTGGTTACAGTACAGATATTCTGGGCATTGCACGAACGATTCAGTCCTTATTTAAAGAGATTGGTCGGGAGGTTACTATTGTACCCGCTGAGTCTAAGGATGAGGTACAGAAGGATGCCAGAAATGTACCAAATTCGTACATTACGAAATGGTGGCAACCGAAGACTAGTGTGACTGAAGGTATTACTAAAGTATTCAATGAAATGAGGAAGGATTATGACTAACTTGACTCCACTTAAAAGATTTATTGAACATCCCTCAAATGATTTGGGTGATAATGCATGGAAACTTCTTGACTTAGTTAAGACCATGAGGAATAAAAGGTTTATGGACCTTGGAGTTCGTAATGGTGCATCTTCTGCTATTATGTCTGTAGAAGCAGATGAGAGAAAGAACCAAGCTTGTGGATGTGATTTTATGTTTGAGGGTTTCTTTAGAGATTCCCGTAAATTTGTGAGTGAAAATTATCTATGTTATCAAGCAGATAGTGTTACTCTTGGTAAGAATTGGGATGAGGATCCGTTTGATATTATTTTTATTGATACTATACACACAAGAGAACAGGTACTTGCTGAACTATACTTTTGGTCAAATCATTTAAATGAGAATGGGTATTTTGTTTTCCATGATTCTCATTGGGAGAAAGAAGGTGGGGATGTTATTGCAGGAAAGGAATGGAAGAGAGTTGATGTTGCTATTACTGATTTCTTTAATCTACCTAAGAACGTAATGGAATTAACAGAGTATGAGAATGATGATATATTATTAAATCATTTTCCTGGTAGTTATGGTATGACTTTTGTGAAAGTAAAGACACTTGATGCTATAGAAAGATTTAAAGAGGGTGTAGATTGGAAGGAAGTATTTGATATTCGAAATCAATTAAGTGATTTCCATTTAAATAAGCAACGTCCTGATTGTATTGGACATGAATGGAAATTAGATTTCGATAATATTGATAATGAATTAGTTATTAATCCATGACATTTTCGGTATCCCATTGGTCGGGTCGCTTAGGAAATAACATACAGCAGATTGCTAATTGCATAATGGCTGCTGAAAAATATAAGTGTACTTTCCGTCAAAAGTTAGACCATGATATTATTCCAAAGTATGATGTAAACTTTGAAGGTTTATATGCTTCTGATTACTCAGCAGATGCTAGGTATTATTCTTGGGAAGCATTAGTTCATTGTGAGAAGGGATGTTATGAAGGTGGTAATGAAACTGGATTAGGTGTAGAGCATATCTATAGGAATATGCAAAGAACCTGCCAAGTAAATATTGCACCTTACTTGATGCTCCCACATAAGGATCCCATTGGTAGTGATACAATTGTAATGCATCTTAGGAGTGGTGATAATTATCACAGAATATTTGATCCACCAACTAACTATGTTCCTAATCCTCTAGTGTTTTATTTGGAATTAATAGATTTATATGATAAAGTAATTATTATTACAGAACCAGATAGAGAAAATCCTATAGTTCATGAGTTAGAGAAGATTGATAAGGTGAAGATACAATCTTCCACAGTTGCAGATGACTTTGCTACACTAATGAATGCAGAGAATGTAGCATTGTCTGGTGTTGGAACCTTTGCAATGGCTGCGGCACTTTGTTCTACTAATATTAAAAATCTTTATACTACAGATTTGTTATTGACAGAACATTTAAATTATACTATGCTTTATAATACGAATGTGGAAGTTAATGTTATGGAGTTAGATAATTATCTCCCAGTATTTCCTTGTAGTTGGAAGAATACTGAGGAGCAACGTAAGTTTATTCTTGAATATCGATGAAAATATTTGTAACAGGATGTGCTGGATTACTTGGCGCAAATTATACTCGTCATTTAATTGCTAACGGTCATCATGTCGTTGGTATTGATAATCTTTCTGGAGGATATAAAGCCTTTGTTGCTAAAGGTGAAAATTTTGAGTTTGTAAAATTAAATTTAGAAAGAAGAAAAAAGGTTGAAAAATTATTTGAGGAGCACAGACCAGATGTTTTACTTCACTTTGCCGCTTATGCTGCTGAAGGTTTATCTCCTTTCATTCGTAATTATAACTACCGTAATAATCTTATATGCTCTGCTAACTTAATTAATCCTTGTATCACTTATGGTACAAAGATGATCTTTACATCTAGTATGGCAGTTTATGGTGGACAACAGACACCATTTACAGAAGATAAACAACCTATGCCTATTGATCCTTATGGTGTTGCTAAGTATGCTGTAGAAACTGATTTAAGATTAGCACATGAGCAGTTTGGTTTAAGATATAATATTGTTAGACCTCATAATGTTTTAGGTATCTATCAGAATATCTGGGATCGTTATAGAAATGTGATTGGTATATTCATTCGTAAGACATTGAATGGTATTCCTATTCTTGTTTATGGTGATGGAGAACAGACTAGAGCATTCTCAGATATTCAGTATTATATGGAACCATTTGATATTCTTTTGAATGAATTTGATGGTGAGATCTTTAATATTGGTGCTGATAAGTTCTTTAGTTTGAATCAAGTTGCAGAAACAGTACAAAAGATTGGTAGTAAATATGGTTATGATGTTCCTATAGAACATGGACCTCCACGTCATGAAGTAAAACATGCTTATTGTGATCATACAAAGGCAAAAAATTTACTTAAGTTTAAAGACAATACTGAATTAGAAAACTTGATTGAGAAACTATTTGTTTGGGCAATGAAGGAACCTAATAGAAAGGTAAAGGATATTGAATATGAAGTTACTAAAGACATTTATGAGTACTGGAGAACTTAAATGTATTATCAAAAAGATTTTGAACGATTGAGGAGAAAGTTCTCAGAAGCAGAAAATATACAGGAGAATTATTCACAATCAATGCAAGATATGTTTGTATTGACTATGCTTAATGGGAAAAGGAATGGAGTTTATGTGGAGATTGGTGGAGATAAACCAATATCAATTAGTAATACGTACCTACTAGAAAAGGAGTTTGATTGGATGGGAGTTTCATTTGAATTGGATGGTGACAAGGTATCATACTTCAATACCATCAGAAGAAATAAATGTATCTGTGCTGATGCTACAGATTATGATTATAAATTTCTTTTTGAGGAAAGAAAATATCCAAACCAGATAGATTATCTTCAATTGGATATTGATCCTGCACCACAAACTCTTGAGGCATTAAAGAAGTTACCCTTAGATGATTATAGATTTTCAGTAATCACATATGAGACTGATGTTTATCGTCATGGCCCAGACATTCAGGATGAGCAGATAGATATATTAAAATCTTATGGGTATCAGTTGGTTGCAAAGAATGTTCAATGTGAAGGGAATCCTTATGAAGATTGGTGGATTGATCCTGCAATTGTTTCAGAGGATGTTTGGAAACCATTTAGAACTGATATTGGTTCCGATTCTATGGAGGTTATTCTAAAATGAGCGACACTTGGACCTTACAGGATGAAGCAGCAAATCCTTATTTAACAATATGCAGAGTAGCTGCACAATCTTCTGATGCTTTTAAGACATTTAAGAGTCATGGTGCATATCGACATGTATTGGAACATGTAGCAATGGAAGAAGGTCAGCAGTATTTGGATGAGATTAAGATAGATTTTATGGATAAACTTGATGAAGTTAAACAAAATGATTCTTTAGGTGGTCCCGTTACATATACTTACGATAAGGTTGGTAATATATCAGCAACTACTTTAAGATACTTAAAAAATACTTCTGATATTGTTACTAAGTTTGGGACTTCTTTTGATTCTATTGTTGAGATTGGTGGTGGATATGGTGGACTTTGTAAGGTGATGAGTTCTTTTGTTGATTTTGAGAATTATCTTTTGGTTGATTTAGAAGAATGTAATATGTTGTCTAGGAAATATCTTTCTTTCTTTGATCTCCCAACAATGTCTTATAGATCAGAAGAGATTGAGGTTGAAGATAATTTTGATCTTCTTATTAGTAACTATGCTTTCTCTGAATGTCATAAAGAAGTTCAACTTGATTATATTGAACGGTTTATAAAGAAATCTGATAAGTTCTACATGATGCATAATAATTTTCATTTAGAGATGGGGACTATTCCTCATGAAGAGTTTGTAGAGATTATGTCAGATACTCATGATGTAGAATGGTATAATGATCATGGAGTTTCTGATGCTCCTAAGATCATATACGGAACTATAAAATGAAGGTATTTGATTCGTTTAGATTTTTTAATGAACTAGATCTCTTAGAAATAAGATTTAATTTACTTTATGATTCTGTAGATCATTTTGTTATTACAGAATGTCCCTACACTATCATGGGTGATGAGAAACCTTTGTATTATTGGGAGAATAGGAAGAGGTTTGATAAGTTTAATGATAAGGTTATCCATGATGTTATGGAGGAGATACCTGATAACTTCTCAGATTATGTTGAGAAGAAAAAGTATCATACTCCTTATGGAAATACTGATCGTAATTGTGGACAAGCTTATATTACTATTCCCCTTAGGTATCAGAGAGATATCTATGCTAGGAATTATACTTCATATTCTTTAGAGAAAGCAGGTGTTGAGGATGATGATATTGTTATTACAAGTGATGCGGATGAAATTATTAATCCATTAGTTTTAGAAAATATGGATTGGTTTGATGGACATAATCATTATGTTGCTTTACAAAGAACATTTTATTATAAACTAAATCTTCTTCGGGAAGAAGATTGGATGGGATCCAGAATTTGTAAATGGAGAATATTAAAAGATAGTTCTGTAGATGAATTACGTCAGAATCATCCACAATCATATAGGATAGAAAAGGGTGGATGGCATTGGAGTTACTTTGGTAATGTTGAAACTATTGAACAGAAACTAGAAGCATGTGCTGATAGTCATCATGGATCATCTGATTTGCAAGAGAAGATTGATAATGGATTGGACCCAGTAGGGAGGGGATTGGGTTATGATAAGGTTCCTCTTGACGATTCATTCCCAGAGTATATACTAAACAATCAAGAGAAGTATTCTAAGTTCATTTTATAAGTTATGGAATTACTTGAGGGAGTTGCACTCTCTAAACTTTGTGATTATTCATTCGGAGATCAATCAGGTCAATGGGGTAACATCTATACCTCATTCATGGAACCTGCTAACCTTTTAAATCTTGATTTTGTTACTAAGATTTATGAGGTAAAGAAGGAGAGAGATTATATGACTCTCTTTATTGATAATATTAGATTGTATAAGAGAGTTATTGAGGATGTTAAACCAGAGGATAGAGATTATGTTAATTCGTTAATGGCAACGAGTGATCTTCTTGAGTTGTGTTCTCATTTCTCATCAATGAAGTTTATTATCTTTACTAATTTAGAAGATACTCCTATTGATGGTTTTATTCATGGTCTTATACCAGAGAATGTACTTTGTATCTCTGCTATAAATGCAATTGCACATGGAGATAAAGTTATACCAGCACCATATGGTTTACAAAGAAGAATGACTCCTGATGATAAGAGGATAGAACAATTGCAGAGTGCTATGAATGCAAATGTTGATCCTTCTATGTTTAAACTTCTTTATGTAAATCATAATGATAATTCTCATCCTGATAGATTGGGTATTAAAGATATTTTTAAGGAATATGAATGGGCAAATGTAGATGAACAGAGAGTTGATTATTATAATTTTCTATTAAATCTTGCAAAGCATAAGTTTATTGTTTGTCCTAGAGGTAATGCAATTGATTGTCATCGTAATTGGGAAGTTCTGTATATGAGAAGAGTTCCTGTTATGGTAACTGATACATATCTTATGGATTTATTTTATGATTATCCTGTTTTGTGGGTTCATGATTATGCAGATGTTACTCATGATTTATTAAAAGATAATAATCATTTGTATGAAGAAGCACAAGAAATGGATTTGACTCCATTGACTCTTCCCACTTTCTTTGATAATATTGTTAATAAGTATGCAGGTGCAAATGGATAAATTTATTGAGAAGGCACTGCATGGTGATGGTGATTCTGATCGTCATCTTATTTCAATCTTTGCAATGGCACTTGCATCCAAAGGGAAGACGTATGTTGAGTTGGGTGTAAGAGAGGGACATACTACTGAACCATTATATGAGGCTGCTAGATTAAATGGTGGTCATTTGTGGTCTGTAGATATAAACGATCCGACAGAATATAGACCAGACAATGGGAATTATACTTTTGTTAAACAAGATAGTATAACTTTTTTAGATCAGTGGGATCCAGGTAAGAAAATAGATGTTGTCTTTGTTGATGATTGGCATTCATATAAACATGTTAAGAAGCAGTTAGAATTACTTGATGAATTGGTTGGACCGAGTAGTATAATACTCTTACACGATTTAATGTATGGGAACACAGATCCTTTTTATCATGCAGACCTTGCACACGGTGGACCTCAATGGGATTCTGGTGGTCCTTATCGTGCTGTTGCAGAATTGAATCCACAGTTCTGGGAATGGTCAACACTACCTTGGAATAATGGACTAACTATATTACGTAAAAAGTACAGTAACAAATACCATAGGAGATAGTATGTTAGCAGCAAGTATTCACGAACACGCTGGTTTGGGTAATCAGATATGGAGGTATGTCTGCTGTAGAGTATTCGCAGAACATCATGGATATGAATGGGGTGTGAGTCATCCTGGTTGGCGTGGACCATTTCTTAATATAGATTGGGGTAAGGAAGTTAATCTTAATGTAGAACAAGACTCAGACTTCCAAATGGTAGAAGGTTTTAAGCATTATTATAAAGAGAAGTGGATACATCATAGGAGTGCTCCTGGTGAGATTGGGGATCCTGATAATAAGTTTTATGAATTACCTGATAATTGTTATATCAATGGTACGTTTCAGAGGATGAGTTATATTGAAAAACATCGTGATAAGATTTGTAGTTGGTTAACTTATGATGATAAGGTTACTGATTATGCATCCGAAGAATATTGTGTGATTCAGATACGTGGTGGTGACTATACTACAGGACACTCTATGCTGCCACCACAGTACTATCAGATGGCGATGCAAAATATGAAGGATAATAATCCTGATATTAAGTTTGTTATCGTTACAGACGATCCTGGGACTGCTCAGAAGTATCTTCCTGGTGTACCTATTGTTGGTTCTGCTGTATCTGAAGAGAAGGATCAATATCAAAAAAATATTTCATGGTATACCTATCCTGGTGGACCAGTAGGAATTGATTATAGTATTCTTAATACAGCAAAGTATGCTATAATATCTGCATCAACCTTTGCTTTTTGGCCTATCTGGACAAACAATGATCTTGTAAATGTTATTGCTCCTAAGTATTGGTTTGATTGGTCAAGGTCTGATGGGTGGTGGAGAATGAAAGATGGTATTGTAAATGATCAGAGATGGTTATGGATGGATACGCAAGGAGATCTTTATGAGACTAGTACTTGTATAGAACACGCAAAAGAATACTATGCTAAATCTTGATAATGTAACATTATTTTGCATTTCTTCAGATAATGTATCTGGAGCGTTAAATGCATTACAATATAGTATGAGGGGTATCAAGTATGGTGCTGTTAAACTCATCACCCACGAGAGACCTCAACAAAGTTTACCACAAGGTATTGAATACTCAGAGTGCTATGAAATTACTTCTATTCACGACTACAACTATTACTGTATCTACAATCTTACCGGACACATTGACACTGATTACTGCTTACTTGTACAGCCTGATGGCTTCGTATTAAACCCAGACAAGTGGGAAGATGAATTCTTTAAGTATGATTATATCGGTGCTCCTTGGGAGAAGGTTCCACATTCATACTTAGACCCTTGGGGTAAGGGACATCGTGTGGGTAACGGTGGGTTCTCATTCCGCAGTAAAAAATTATTAGATGTACCGAAGAGAGCACATATACAATTTGATGTAAACTGGGGTGACTTCTATAAACACTTTGGTTATGGTAATACAGCAGAGGATGGAAATATTTGTGTGCATAACAGACATATATATGAATTACTAGGGTGTAAGTTTGCACCTGTAGAGGTAGCAGCAAGGTTCTCTCAAGAGAAACAACTACCAGAGACACAAGGGATTACTCCTTTTGGTTTTCATTATCACCTCCCACCAGGGACTAATATGGGTTAATTATGATAGGACACAATCACTTAGGAAAGAATGGTCGCTTTGGAAATCAGATGTTCCAGTATGCAGCACTTAGAGGCATTGCTGCAAAGCATGGATATGAATGGTGTATTCCACCTGGACCAACAACTGATGATGAGTTTACTGACGAAGAGAATGATCATAAATTATTCATGGCATTTAAAATGTCTGGAGTATTTGAAAAGAAAACTGTAGATGGGAAACGGGTTCATGGGTCTAAGGTTAAGACATTCCCTGCACCTTATCAGCAAGAAGGAAGTTTTACATTCGATCAGGAACTATTTGATACTTGTCCAGATAATATCAATCTCTATGGGTATTTTCAATCAGAAAAATATTTTAAACATATTGAAGATGAGATCAGGAAAGACTTTACTTGGCGTGACGACGTTAGGGATCTTTGTCAAGATCTTTTTAATAGCATTGATGGCGAGGCTATTTCCCTCCACATTCGACGCACTGACCACTTGGTTAAACCAACATATCATCCAGTACTTCCGATAAGTTATTATGAGGAAGCACTGTCCAAGTTCCCTTCTGATATTCCTGTTTTAGTATTCTCTGATGATCCTATGTGGTGTCATGATGAAGCATTCTTTGGTGATGATAGGTTTATGATATCAGATAGTGGTGATAACATTACTGATATGTGCTTGATGAGTATGTGTGATTATCAGATCATGGCAAACTCTACTTACTCTTGGTGGGGTGCTTGGTTATCTAACTCAGAGAATGTGATTGCACCTAAGTTATGGTTTGGTCCTGATGGTCAAGACCCTAGAGATGTGTATGTAGATCGTTGGGAGTATCTTGAAGTATGAGAACACAGCGTAAAGAAAACTATTATTATGTTTTCTGGACTATAGCAATGATTGCTTTTATAGTTCCACAAGTCTTTACTGCATATGCATATATGAGTATTAAAGATCTTCTTGATAAACCAATAAAGGTTGAGTATATTAATGACTGAATTTTCTATAGCAATACCAGCACACGATAGAGGAGAGAACGGTCCCAAGTGGATGGCAGAATTACTTGATACATTAAAGCAACAGACTTTTCAAGATTTTGAGGTGGTTGTATCAGACCAGAGTAAGAATGATAACATAATGAATGTATGTCAGAAATATGATTTTGATTTTACATACATTAAGTATGAAGGTAGTGTTCCGTGTGAGAATATTAATATTGCATTAGAGAATTGTGAGGGTAGAATCATTAAGATTATGTTCTCTGATGATATCTTTGTGAGAAAGGATGCACTAGAACGTATTAAATATGAGTATGATAATACTAGATGTAAGTGGGCCTTTAGTGGGTTTGCTAATTGGGATGGTGATGAATATTTTGATGAGAAACTTCCTGAGTGGAAAGAGAGAACACTTGAAGGGAACAATCATTTAAGTAGTCCTACAGTAGTTTCTTTTCTAAATGAATATAAGCAGGAGTTTGATGTTAATCTTAAACTCTTGCTAGATGTGGATTTTTATCATAGAATGAGGTGGTTACATGGGAAACCAAATATCATACCTGAAGTTCTGGTTGCAAATCGAGATCATGATGATAGAATTAGTAGCGATGCAACATCTAAGTATGATTGTGTTATCGAGCACTCAGAAGGTAATTGGATGATGAATAGGGCGGAACTAAATTACGTTTACCAGAAGTACCCTGGTTTTATTCGCAACGGAAAGTATCCAGATGAGAATTAATTTATCAGAAGCAACTTTTATCATACCTGTTAGGATAGAATCTCCTGATAGGTTGAGGAATGTGGTTACAACTACTGCATTCTTAATGGAGAACTTTGATACTAATATTATTATCAAAGAGGTTGATAAGGAACCAGTGTTTCAAAGGGATGCTCTTCCTTTATTAGAAGAGATACTTGATTTTAATATCTGGGAGAACTTTAATTACATCTATGAGAAGAGTGATGATCCTTTGTTTCATCGTCAAAGGATTTTAAATGAAATGATAATGGAGGCAGATACTCACATCGTTGTTAACTATGATGCTGATGCTATCCTTCCAAAGGAATCATATGAACTTGCTTATAAGGGTATTATGGATGGAGTATATGATGTAGTTTATCCTTATGGTAGTGGGATGTATCAGAAGCAAGTACATGCAACTGATGTAACTGTATCTTCTTTCTTGGAGACAGGTGACTATGAGTTCCTGAATGCTGTATCAAAAGATCATACATCAGACTTTGGATGGGTTCAGTTCTTTAAGAGAAGTAGTTATATACAAGGTGGTATGGAGAATGAAAACTTTAAAGCATATGCACCAGAGGATAAGGAAAGATATTATAGATTTAATATGTTAGGATATAGTGTAGGACGTATTGAAAATTATGTTTATCATTTAGAACATGCAAGGGGTGAGAACTCCTGGTTTAATAATCCACACATGGATGGTAACATGTCTGAGTGGGATAAAATTAAAAATATGAGCAAGGATAACTTGCTGAAATATTATTCTGAACAGGAGTATCTACAGAAGTATGCTGGCATTTAATAACATAGGTAGTCTGGGACGACTAGGTAATCAGATGTTTGAGTATGCTGCACTACGTGGCATTGCTAAAAACAAGGGATATGATTTCATGATTCCAACTCCTGATAGAAAGGGGATAGAGAATTATAGTCTGCATAGTTGTTTTAAGTTATCACCTGATAGATATGAGGGATACCAGGAGCATTTTAATTATGCTCAAGAACCTTACTTTCATTTTTGTGAGGAGTTATTTGAGACTTGTCCTGATAATGTAAGTCTTCATGGATTCTTTCAATCGTGGAGATATTTTGCTAATGTTACTAAAGAATTAAGAGAAGACTTTACTTTCCATGATAGCATTTTAAATCCTTGTAAGGAGATGATGGAGGAACTTGATGGACAAGAACCTATCATGCTTCATGTTCGTAGAGGAGATCCTAATCTTACAGACCCTCGTGGATTCAAGTGGTCATATACTCAGTGTGGGTCTATGCATCCAGTGCAACCCATAGAGTATTATGAGAAGGCACTTTCTAAGTTCCGTAAGGATCAACCTGTTATTGTATTTTCTGATTCTGTTGACTGGGTGAAGGAACAAGAATTCTTTAAACCAGATCGATTTATGATCTCTGAACCAGAAGATAAATATGCCGATGGTTCTTTTACACCTTATGCTGATTTATGCTTGATGAGTTTGTGTTCTCATGCTATAATTGCTAACAGTAGTATGAGCTGGTGGGGTGCATGGTTACAAACCAATCCAGACAAGATAGTAATTGCACCAAAGATGTGGTTCGGTCCTGATTATAAGGACAAAGATACCAAAGACCTTTATTGCCCTGAGTGGATACTATTATGATTAGAATAGATGATTATGAAAGATTAGAGTATGACATTGAAAGATGGATCAAGGATTATTATTGGTTTAATAATGTTAAATCATTAGTAGTTGGAGTATCTGGTGGAATAGATTCTGCCGTAGTGTCTACTTTGTGTGCTAAGACAGGATTACCCACATATGTAGTGTGTATGCCTCTTGAATCGACACATAATAATAGTAAGTTATCTGAAGATCATGCTAAGAAATTGGCAGAGAAGTATGATAATGTAACTCAAGTAATGGTTGAATTGTCTAGTGCTTATTATCAATTTCATCATTCGATTGAGTGGTGGTCTGATGCACATGGACATGGTAAGAAAGAATTTACTTCTGATGAATTGACTAATGCAAATACAAAGGCACGTATGAGAATGCTTACCTTGTATCAGATTGCTGGTGCTAAGGGTGGTATTGTAGTTGGTACTGGTAATAAGGTAGAAGATTATGGTGTAGGATTCTTTACTAAGTATGGTGATGGTGCAGTGGACATTGCTCCTATCGCAGATCTTTACAAGTCAGAGGTATGGGAACTAGGTGAGTATCTAGAAGTAGATCAACGTATTGTTGATGCAGCACCTACTGATGGACTATGGGATGATCAGAGAACAGATGAGGATCAACTGGGTGCTACCTATGAACAGTTAGAAGAAGCAATGGAAAAAGGAACTGGACCTGGTGTTGATGTTCTTAAATATTATAATGAAAAGAATCAACACAAAATGAACCCTATCCCTACATTTAAATTATGAAAATAGGATTAATTGGAGCAGGAAGACTTGGAATTTGCCTTGCTCTTCTTATAGGTAAGGCGGGATATAGTGTCTTAGCATCTGATGTTAGGGAAGATTATATCAGCGGTCTTCAGAACAAAGAACTTTCTACTAATGAACCAGGAGTTTTGGATCTTCTTAGAACATCCTGGATGGTAGAATTCACCACAGATAATTCAAGAGTTATTGATGAATGTGATATTATCTTTACTCTTGTTGCTACTCCATCATTAGAAGATGGAAGTTATGATGTAAATGCTGTATGGAAAGTTGTTGATGATTTTAAGAATGCATCTGGTGTACTAAAGGGTAAGTCTCTTGTTGTTGGATGTACTACCAATCCAGGTGATTGTGATTTATTTCAAGAGCAGTTAGAACCTCTTGGTGTAGATATCTATTACAATCCAGAGTTTATTGCACAGGGATCTATTGTTAATGATCTACAGAATGCTGATATGGTATTGCTTGGTGGTCAAGGAGAACATTCTATTGTATTAAATGATATCTATGAGAAGATTCAATATGGGTATACTGTTCCATCTATTCATTTTATGAGTACAAGGGCTGCAGAGTTAACAAAGATTGCACTCAATTGTTTCCTTACAACTAAGATCAGTTATGCTAATCAGGTTGGTCAGGTAATGATTAAAGATGGTATGGAGGATGAGATTGATAGTGTATTGGGAGCAATTGGATCGGATTCAAGAGTTGGTAATAAGTATCTTGGTTTTGGGTTTGGATTTGGTGGACCTTGTTTCCCTAGAGACAATCGTGCCTTTGCTGCATATGCACAAGGAGTTGGTGTACAGACTGCTATTGGTGAGACAACAGATAATTTTAACAATGAGCACACTGATTTTCTAAGAGATTATTATATTAATAAAAATAAGGATGAATTACCTTTTTGTTTTTCCTACTTGACTTATAAGAAAGGTATAGATATCCTTACAGAGAGTCGTCCTTATGATCTTGCTTTATCTCTTTTAGAAGAAGGGTATAAAGTATACTGCATTGACAATACATGTAGTGATCAGGTGGATGATAGAATTATTCTTTCTGAACCTAAAGAAGATGTTTGTTGGATTGACCTATGATGCTTGATTATGCTGAAAAGAATAAAGCAGCCTATAAATTAAAAGGTTTAGGTCCTATCTATTGTATTAATCTGGATGGTCAACCAGAGAGATGGGAGTTTATGAAAGCCCAATTTAAGTATTGGGAAATAGAAAACTATGAAAGGATCTCTGCTTATGATGGTAGAGAAGATGATCTAAGTGATATTATTACAGGTAAATATCCAGAGTCTATGTCTTCTGGTGAGATTGGATGTGTAACCAGTCATCTAAAAGCAATGAAGCACTGGTTAGAAACATCTGATAGTAAGTATGCAATCATGATGGAAGATGATTGTAGTCTTGATTTAGTTCAGTTTTGGAATTTTACTTGGAGAGATTTTTATTCCCATATTCCTTTTGATTGGGATGTAGTGCAGATTGCTATTATTTGTACAGGTGATATTCATGTCAAACTTCATAAGAGATTTGTAAATGATTTTTCTACCGCATGTTATTTAATTACAAGACATCATGCAGAGAAACTTTTAAAGTTTCATACACGTAAGGGTAAGTATAAACTTGATAATGGTGCTAAACCACGTCCAGTTGCAGATGATTTAATATACAATGCGGGTAATACATATGCTATTCCTTTGTTAGTCTATCGACATGAACTTGGATCTAGTATTCATCCAGAACATGTAGATGCTTTTCATAAGGGAAATTATGATGCACAGACTAATTTCTGGGCTCAGAATGGAGCAAGTATTGATATTAGAGATTATATGAATTATGATCCTTATGTTGGTAGAACTTCTGAGAACTCTGCACTACCTAAAGATGATCAAACATATAATCCAGGTCCGTGGGATTCTGCACCAGAACCAATAGGGGAAGATGATTTAGAAGGTTCGGAAAACCAGTTTACTCCAGGTCTCCCAGAGTGACACCCACATCTGTGGTCGTCACATATTGACTCATTTCTAAACATATGTTAATATAAATATTATGGACTGGCACAATCTTTACTGTGACAGTTTCAAGTCAAAGGACCCGAAAGATCGTACTCCTTGGCGAATGTAAACAGACTTCCATGTCGGGAGGTCTAACATCCGCAGGAGTTTTTTTCTTGCGAGA